CTAAATGCCCTGCTGGAACCTGAAGTGGTGCAAGGATTAACGGATGAAGATGCCGTGCCCGAAACCCCAAAAGAGGCAACCACGAAGTTAGGGGACATTTACATTCTTGGTAAACACCGTGTAATGTGTGGGGACAGCACCAGCATCACAGATATGGAAAAGCTGGTCAATGGACAGCCTGTGGATATGTGCCTGACCGACCCACCTTACAACGTGGCTTATGAAGGCGGCACAAAAGAAAAGCTGACCATTCAAAACGACTCAATGGAAGATGGGCAATTCCGTCAATTCCTACGAGATGCATTTGTAGCGGCAGATATGGTTATGAAAGCAGGGGCAGTCTTTTACATTTGGCACGCTGATTCCGAGGGTTATAACTTTAGGGGTGCTTGCCACGATACTGGCTGGAAAGTGCGCCAATGCCTTATTTGGAAGAAGTCTAGCCTTGTCATGGGCAGGCAAGATTACCATTGGATGCATGAGCCTTGCCTTTATGGATGGAAAGAGGGTGCTAGCCACCTTTGGTCAGCAGACCGAAAACAAACCACTATTTTGGAATTCAATAAGCCCACAAGGAACGGGGAACACCCCACCATGAAGCCTGTGGAGCTGTTTGAGTACCAAATGCTTAACAACACCAAGGGTGGAGACATTGTCTTGGACAGCTTTGGAGGTTCAGGAACAACCCTAATTGCTGCCGAAAAACACGGTAGATATGCCCGAATTATGGAACTTGACCCCAAATATTGCGATGTGATTGTTAAGCGTTGGGAAGACTTCACAGGCGAAAAAGCCGTTCTTTCGGAGTTATAAAATGGCACAAGGCAAATTACACACCCCAACCCAAGAGTCACGGGACACCGCTAAACGCCTGTCAGCATTGGGTTGCCCCCATGAGGACATTGCAATTAGGCTCAAAATCAGTGCCGACACGCTGGTCAAATATTACAAAGAAGAGCTTGATGAAGGCAGAATTGATGCAAATGCGGCCATTGCAGGCACTTTGTTTAGCCAAGCCAAGAAAGGCAACACTGCTGCCGCCATATTTTGGCTGAAAACACGGGCACGCTGGAAAGAAACCCAAGTAAACGAGGTAACTGGTCAAGATGGCGGTGAAATCAGGTTAGCTTGGGCAGATGAGTAGGCTTGTAAAGCTAAAATACCGCCCACGAAGCGTTTTTGAGGACTTCCACCAACGTAAGGAGCGTTGGGCTGTAATCGTTGCCCACAGGCGTGCAGGAAAGACCTGTGCTTGCATAAACGATTTGGTGGTACGTGCATCCCTAGAACGCAAAAAAGACGCACGTTACGCCTATTTAGCCCCTTACCACAGCCAAGCCAAGACCATTGCTTGGGACTATTTGCTTAGATACTCTGCACCCTTGCTAAAACGCTCAAATCAGTCGGAATTATGGGTGGAGTTAATCAACGGGGCAAAGATTAGGCTGTTCGGCGCTGATAATCCTGACAATCTTAGGGGTTTGTACCTAGACGGTGTAATTCTTGATGAATATGCCGACATGAAGCCATCCGTTTGGGGTGCTGTTTTAAGACCACTTTTAGCTGACAGAATGGGATGGGCCGTGTTTATTGGGACACCGAAAGGACACAACGCTTTCTACGACATTTATTCCGAAGCTCAAAAAAGCCCCAATTGGTACGTTAAAACACTAAGAGCAGACCAAACAAACCTGCTGCCTGAAGCCGAGCTTGAAGATGCACGCCAATCCATGACGCCTGATCAATATGAGCAAGAATTCTTGTGTTCATTCGAGGCTTCCATCTTGGGCGCTTACTTTGGAAACGAGATGCGCCAGCTTACCGAACTGCAAAGGATTACCACGGTGGATTACGACCCTATGTTTCCCTGCCACACAGCTTGGGACTTGGGGTACAACGATTCAACAGCCATTTGGTGGTTTCAGGTGGTTTACGGTGAAATCAGGGTGCTGGATTACCATCAATCGGATGGCAAGAACATCCCTTTTTACACTGGTTTGCTGGCTCAAAAAGAAGAAGAGTTTGGGTACAAATATGGCATTCATTACCTGCCTCACGATGCAAGAGCAAAAACTCTAGCAAGTGGTGGAAGGAGCATAATCGAACAAATATCTGCAAAAATTGACATAAAACATCTTAAAATCGTTCCAAACTTGTCATTACAAGACGGAATACAGTCTGCGAGGCTTGCATTAATTCGTTGTTGGTTCGATAATAAATGTGAAGAAGGCATCGAATGTTTGCGGCAATATCAAAGGGAATACGATGAAGATAAGAAAGTATTTAGAGACCGCCCTCGGCACGATTGGACAAGTCATGGCAGCGATGCGTTTAGGTATCTCTCAATTGTATGGAAAGACGAGGACAGCCCTATCCTCAAAGATAACCGTGTTAAAGGACTTTATGTCGGGCAAACGGATGTAAGCCTTGATGAATTATGGAAGCAAACCCCCAAATCAACTGTTAAAAGGATTTAATCATGTCAGGCGTTAATCAACCATTTGGAACATTCTACGAGACCGTAGCCGCATCACAGACTGCACAAGTTTTAGGCACAACAGGTGCAGCAGGTGACACTTTAATGCGTTTAATCGTTACTGTAGGCACAGCCTTAACTGGAACTGTAGCCTTGTTAGACGGTGCAACTTCTTACACTATCTGTGCCGCAAGCACTCCAATTGGCGTATATACCATTGAAATTAACGCTGTATCAGTCAACGGTGCGTGGAAGATCACTACTGGTGCTGGTGCAACTGTATTGGCTGTAGGCAACTTCTCTTAAGGATTCAAAATGGATCACACATACCAAGATTGGTATAACTGCATTGCCCAGTACGAACGTACATTCAAGGAATGGGAAGGTAGAGCCGACAAGATTGTTAAACGGTATCGTGATGACCAACGCAGCAGAAACAATCCCAATTCAAAGTTTAATATCCTTTGGTCTAACGTTCAGACCATTACTCCAGCAGTATTCGCGAGACTGCCAAGACCTGACGTAAGCCGCAGGTTCAGAGACAACGACCCAATTGGGCGTGTGGCATCAATGATGTTAGAGCGTGCTTTAGAGTACGAAATTGAACATTACGGTGACTATTCAAGTGCCATGAAACAGACTGTTCAAGACCGCTTATTGGGTGGTCGTGGCACAGCTTGGGTTCGTTACGAGCCACACATTGTTGGTGAGGCTGGTGATGAAGCAGATGGCGCACCTGATGATGGCTATCAAATCACTGAAGATATTGATGAAGCTGAAACAGAAGGTGGTGTTTATCGTGAAGATCAGGAACGCATTGAATATGAGTGCGCCCCTGTAGATTATGTTCATTGGCGTGACTTTGGCATGACCGTAGCCCGAACATGGGAAGAGGTCACAGCTTGCTGGCGTAAGGTTTACCTTGGCAGACCTGCTTTGGTTGAGCGCTTTGGTGAAGAATTAGGCGGTAAGATTCCCCTTGACACAAGACCTGAATCATCCAAGAGTTACAACGAGAAGATGGGTGAGGGTGCTAAAGAAGCGTGTATTTATGAGATTTGGGACAAGACCACTGGTGAAGTCCTTTGGATTTCAAAGTCTATGGGTGAAATCCTTGATGTTAGACCTGACCCATTAAAGCTAGAAAACTTTTGGCCATGTCCAAAGCCAATGTTCTCAACCCTTACAACTGACAGCTTAGTTCCTGTTCCTGACTTTGTTTTATACCAAGACCAAGCAAGACAGCTAGACACACTGGCAGACCGCATTGATGGTTTCATTCAAGCCTTGAAAGTTCGGGGCGTATACGATGCGGCAGAGCCAAGCCTTGCCCGTCTGTTTTCTGAAGGTGAAAACAATGCTTTATTGCCAGTTAAGAACTATGCCGCCTTTAGCGAAAAGGGTGGGCTTGTTGGGGCTATTAACCTTGTAGATATTAAACCAATTGCCGAAGGTCTAAACATGGCTTATCAGGCTATGGAACAGGTTAAAGGTCAAATCTACGAGATCATGGGAATTGCTGATATTCAGCGTGGACAGACCGACCCCAATGAAACCCTTGGCGCACAAATTATTAAGTCAAACAACGCTTCAGGGCGTTTAAAGACTATGCAGCACGATGTGGTGAACTTTGCCACTGCCATTTTGCAGATCAAGGCACAAATTATTTGCCAGCATTTTACCGATGACACCATCGTTAAGATTAGCGGTGCAATGCAGTTATCTCCACAGGATCAACAGCTTATTCCGCAAGCCCTGCAACTTTTAAAAGATGAGCCTGCCAAGAACTTCCGTGTAGAAGTAACCACGGACTCAATGATTTATCAGGATGAACAGCAGGAAAAGCAAGACCGCATGGAGTTCTTGCAAGCTGTTAGTGGCTTCTTAAGTCAAGCACTGCCTGCCGCAAATGCAAGCCCTGAATTGACACCAATGCTCATAGAAATGCTTAAATTTGGCGTTACAGCGTTCAAAGCTGGCAAAGGTCTTGAGGGATTGATTGACGAGACAGCCGATAAGTTCCGTCAGCAACAAGCCCAAATGGAAGGCCAACCCAAGCCACCAAGCCCTGAAATGCAGAAGTTACAGATGCAATCACAGATGGAACAGGCTAAGATGCAAGCCCAAACTCAGGCTAAACAAGCTGAAATGCAGATGCAAATGCAACTTGAACAACAGAAGATGCAGATGCAGATGGAGCTTGAAAAGGCTAAACAAGAGTATCAGGCACAAGAAAACCAGCTTAAATTCCAGCTTGAAGAGCAACGCAACATGATGGACAGAGAGATGGAAATGAAAGTGGCTCAAATGAAGATGAACACTGAACGCAATACTCAGGTCTTGTTGGCGCACATTAACAACGGAGCTAAGATTGAGGTTGCTCGCATTGGTGCTGATGAATCTAACGGTGAACAGGCTTATTTCACCGAAGAAGATATGGCTCGGTCAATGGAACATCCGTTAAAGCCAATTGCAGACGCTATCAGTCAAAGCAACCAACAAATGACATTAGCTTTGGGTGACTTGGTCAATACCATTAATGAAAACCACAACAGACCTAAACAGGTAGTTCGGGGACAAGACGGTAAGATAATCGGAGTTCAATAACATGGCTATTACAGTCAAGCATAAGTTTGTAAGTGCCATTCCTGACGCTGGTGATCCAACGATTGTCCAGCCGTCTAATTGGAACGATTCACATGATTTAACTGGTACTGTTCCTGTAGCCAATGGCGGTACAGGTGCAGATACTTTGACGGGTTATGTCAAGGGTAATGGCACATCTGCTATGACAGCGGCATCAACCATTCCAAGCACCGATGTTACAGGCTTGGGAACAATGTCTACCCAAAACAGTAACAACATATCTGTTACTGGTGGATCAATGAATGGCGTTACCATTAGCGATTATGTTGCAACCGCACAAAAAGGTGTGGCCAATGGTGTAGCAACCCTTGATGGCGGTGGAACAGTCCCAATTAGCCAATTACCAGCTGCCGTGCTAGGAGCATTAAGCTATCAAGGAACATGGAATGCAAGCACTAACACACCTACTCTTACTTCTAGTGTTGGTACTAAGGGTTATTACTATGTTGTTAGTGTTGCTGGTAATACTAACCTTAATGGGATTACTGATTGGGTCATTGGCGATTGGGCAGTATTTAATGGGTCTGTTTGGCAAAAGGTAGATAACACCGATGCTGTAACTAGCGTAAACGGCTATACAGGCACAGTAAACCTTACTTACACCGATGTAGGTGCTTTCCCTGCTACAAGCACAACTGGTACTGGCAATGTCGTATTAGCTACAGGTGCAACGCAAGCCAACCCAACTATTAGCAATTACGAAAACTTTACCCCTACAACTGCTCCTGCTTATTCTGAAGGTCGAGTTTGGTACGACAGTACAGAAAAGGCTTTAGCTTTTTACAATGATTCCTCTGCTTTAGCGGTTCATATTAGCCAAGACTTAATTTTTAAAGTTATCAATAACACAGGCTCAACCATTCCTAATGGCAGTCCTGTTTATATTACAAGCACTTCTAGTGGTCAAACATACCCCAATGTGGCGTTGGCAAGAGCCGATGTAGCGGCTACTTCTGCAGTGATTGGTCTTACAAATGGTGCTATTGCTAACGGTGCAACTGGTTATGTAAGCAGTCAAGGCACTATTGATAATGTCAATACAAGCACATTTACAGTAGGGCAAGTTCTTTATCTAAGCCCATATTCTGCTGGTCAGTTAATGAATACTGTACCGCCAACAGGAATAACGGTTCAAGTAGGCGTTGCAACCTACATTGATAGTTCTGCTGGTCATATATATGTAAAACAGACCACACCTTTAGCAGTCCCAGCTTCTATCATTACTGGTACTTTAGGCGTAGACCACGGTGGTACTGGGGCAACAACCCTTACAGGGTATGTAAAAGGTAGCGGAACAAGTGCAATGACTGCATCAAGCACTATTCCTACAACTGATTTATCAGGAACAATTACCAACGCACAATTAGCCAATTCAGCTATTACCATCAACGGCACAAGCACAAGTCTTGGTGGCTCAATTAGCGTAGGAACAGTCACAAGCGTTACTGGCACAAGCCCTGTGGTTTCTAGCGGTGGGAATACCCCTGCTATATCTATGCCAGCGGCCACAAGTAGCGTAAACGGCTACCTTACAAGTGCTGATTGGACTACATTTAATGGCAAACAACCAGCAGGAACTTATGTAACATCCGTAGCGGCAACTAGCCCTGTAACAAGTTCAGGCGGTACAACGCCAACTATTGCTATGCCAGCGGCAACCACTTCTGTAAGCGGTTACCTTACAAGCACAGATTGGAACACATTTAACGGTAAAGGTAGCGGAACAGTTACTTCTGTAAGCGGTACTACTGGTCGCATAACCAGTACAGGTGGCACAACCCCTGTAATTGATCTTGCATCAGGCGTTGTTACCGCAGGAACTACTGGTTCTAGCACCCTTATTCCTATAGTCACAATCGACACCTATGGGCGTGTAACCAGCATTACAACCGCATCCAATCCGCAAGGAACGGTTACATCTGTAACTGGAACTGCTCCCGTTGTATCTTCAGGCGGTGCAACCCCAGCTATTAGCATGGCGGCCGCTACAGGTTCAGTAAACGGTTATTTAACTAGCACCGATTGGACAACCTTTAATAACAAGGGTTCAGGCACAGTTACTAGCGTAAGCGGTACAGGTACAGTTTCAGGTATTAGTCTTAGCGGTACGGTTACTTCTACTGGCAACCTAACTTTAGGCGGCACATTAGACCTTTCTAGCCCCCCTGCTATCGGTGGAACTTCCCCAAATAGCGTCAAAGGTACAGTCATTCAAGCTACTAACGGCATAGTCGTAAATAGCAATACTGTATCGGCAAGCTATACGATTCCAAGCGGTTCTAGTGCAATGAGTGCAGGGCCAATGACCGTAGCTTCAGGTCAAGCTGTGACAGTTTCTAGTGGGTCACGCTGGGTAGTTCTGTAATGTTTTCAACGGCTTTTCAAGCTAATGCATTTCAGAACAATGCCTTTCAGGTCTATGTAGCACCAACCCCAACAGGGCAAATTGGCGGTGATGGTTTCACCAAAGAAGAATGGTTAAGGGCACAAAGATTAAGCAAAAAGATTGCAGAGCGCCAACGCAAGCTAGAACAAGCTACCAAAGACGCTAACGCAAGTCGTAAACAAGCTATTCGCGATTTAGTGTCACCTGTTGCAAAAGTTAAGCAAACTAAAGTAAAATTAAAAGAAGAGGTTAAGGCTGATATACCGTTAGCTGAAACAGAAGATTTACAACGGTCTATAAGCTACCTTGAAAGACAACGGGATAATATCCTTGCGGCAGTAGCTTACAGAAAACAGCAAACTCTTATCCAAGAGCAGTTGATATATATGGAAGCCAAACGCCTAGAGGAACTAGACGATGAGGAATCCGTATTAATACTTCTACATTAGACGCTGACGCACAATACAAGTTAGCTTACGAGCATTTACACGCTGGAAGATATGAAGCTGGCTTTCGTGGATTTGAATATCGCTGGCATCCTGACATTATTGCCAAACAAGCCCAGCCCTACGCACCTGCTTTAAAAATGCCTGTTTGGAGGGGCGAGCCATTGATGGGTAAATCCATCACCGTGCAGATGGAGCAGGGCTTTGGGGACATTATTATGTTTGCCCGATTCCTACCAGCGCTAAAAGCACTTGGGGCATCTAGGGTCGTTGTTTTGCAAGAAGGCACTTTGCACCATCTTTTGGGTCAAATTCACGCTGTAGACGTATTTAGCAACGGATTAGAGGGTGTTGCCAATGAATCCGACTTTTGGATTGGCTCAATGTCCCTGCCTTATTACATCAGTTTGATGCACCCCATCGTTAAATCAATGTTTCCCGTCACAAGAAACAAAATTGTGGGTTCAGAGGGCTATTTACACGCCCTGCCAAGCAATATTCCGCCCAAAATTGGGGTGAATTGGGAGGCTTCCAAGCAAACCCTGTATTACGTTAAATCAATTGATTACCGTCACATGGCTGAATTAGTGGGAGATGACGCATATTCGCTAAATCCGCACTCTGACGGCTTATTTCACCCACTGCCCAATGACGGTTGGAAAACAAACTGGGTGCAAACAGCGGCCCACATGAAGGCTATGAAAGGCATTGTCACGGTAGACACAGGAACGGCTCATTTGGCTGGCGCTTTAGGGGTGAAATGCGTGGTTTTATTGCCAAAAGAAGAGTTTGTGTGCTGGCGTTGGAAAAATGCCCGTTGGTATGACAGCATTTGCCTGTTAAGACCCGATGAATATGAACAATTACCTGACATCATAAGGAGAATGTAATGGCTTTAGTCAAAGTCACCGTTAAATGCCCACATTGCAAAGTTGACCACGAAGAATATGATGCAACGCAATATAATGACCGTGAAAAATACCTCGCTTATTGGAATTTGCCTTTTGAGGGCGAAGAGGCTGAAAAAGCATGGCAAGCCAAGCTGAACATGACCCCAAAAGAAGCCCCGATGGTGATTCCTGACATTGGTGGCCACATTAGCATGGCTGATGGTCAATGGGTTGGTAGTCGTTCATCGCACCGTGAAAACCTAAAACGCAATGGCTGCATAGAATTGGGTAATGATGTTCCAATGGCACAGAAAAAGCATGAATTAAGCACAAGAGAGCGTGAGCATTTAAAACGCACAATTGCCGAAGTAACACACGCCAAATTAAGATAAGGAGCATTACATGAGCGAAGACCGCAGAGAAATGCTAGAAGCCGCATTAAATCAAGCCGAAGAAGGCACATTAGAAGCCCCTGAAGAGAAGGAGATTGAGGTAAATGACGATCCAATCCAAGCTGAAAACGCCAGCCAAGAAAGTAGCCAAGAAAGCAACGACAGTGACGAAGAAGGTGGTTTCAAAGGTAGCTCGAAAGAAACCAGTAGCGAAGACGATACCGCTGAAGAACCTGAACTGGTTGCAGAAGCTGGTGGAGCTGATGAAGAAGCAGAAATAAAACGCCCGACTACTTGGAAAAAAGAGTATGTGGATGTTTGGAACAAGATGCAGGATGGCAAGCCGCTTGATAAAGCAGAATTCATTAAGTTTGCTGAATATGCCAACCAGCGTGAGGCTGAATACAAAAAAGGTGTTTCAACCTACAAAGCAGAAGCTGACAATGCTAGGGAAATAACGAATGCCATTGGCCCATTCATTCCTGAACTGCAAAGGCATGGTATTTCACCATCAGCTTGGATTAATAATTTAGGTCGGGCACATTACACTTTAGCTAACGGAACGTATGAGCAAAAGTTAACTGCCTTTAATAGACTTGCACAAGATTATGGAATACAATTAAATTCAGATAGCTTACAAATGCCTGAACAGGCGTATGTAGACCCGTATCAACAGCAGTTAATGCAACAACTTCAAGCTACCCAGCAACAAGTTCAGCAACTGTCAGCGATTCGGGAGCAAGAGGAAAATGCTCGATTGACCCAAGAAATCAGTCGAGTAAGCAGTAACAAGGAGCGGTTTCCGCACTTTGATATGGTAAGGGAAGATATGGCTCAATTACTTGAGCGAGGTTTAGCCCAAGACCTAGAAACGGCTTATGCCAAAGCAGTGCGTATGAATGACGAAGCGTACAAGCTAGAGCAGGATAAACTCCTGAGATCAGCAAGCACCCAAGCGTCTAAGGCACAGCAAGTAGCAAAAGCTAAAGCAACTGCTGTTAGTCCGAAGTCCGTTACTCCTAGCGGTCAGGTGTCTAAGACAGATGCAAAGGATAGACGATCTTTACTGTTGGCTTCT